CTTTTTGACAACCAACCGAAAGGAAACACCATGAGCAAGATTACGCTGACAGCGGGCGCTCGGTGGAAATCCAGGACGAGGCCACCGCCGCGCTCGTGTCGGATTACATCGATCGCCTGAAGAAGCAAATCACCGACGCTGCGACCGAAGCAGACCGGCGGCAGGCCACCATCGACGGCCAGGCAGAACAAATCGCGGAGATGAAGGCCGCCACCGCGGACGATCAGATCACAGCTCGCCTGAAAGCCGTGACGGATGCACGTTCCAAGGCCGAGAAAATCGCCCCGGGCGTGACTTTCGACTCCATCGATCCAGTGGAGATCCAGCGTGCCGCCTTGACTAAGGCCCGACCGTCCGTGGACTGGTCCGGAAAGTCGGAAGCCTACGTGCAGGCCGCTTTCGATATGGCTGCCGACCAGGTGGAAAGGGCGGACGCCAACATCGATCAGAAGCGAAAGCTGGCTGAGGACGGCGCCAAGAGCATCGAGAGCCAACCCGTTCCCGCTTACGACTCGTATGCGGCACGCTTCACCAACGCCAAGGAGTAAGGATCATGCCCATTACTGGTGGTTACACGCTCAATCACGGCGACCGCTATGCCGGCATGGTCGTCGACGCACAGGTCAACAACTCTGTGTCCAAGCTGAACAAGTCCGGCGCGACCGTCCCCTGGGGCGTGTTCGTGGCCCGCGACGGCGCCGATGGCTTCAAGCCGGTGGATGACACCACCACGGCAGCCGACATCATCGGTGTGCTGCGCCGCGAACTGAACCGTGCGCAGCTGGACGGCTCGACGGGCGGTGCGCCCGAAGATCGCGATGCGACCGTTCTGACCGTTGGAACGATCTACGTTCCCACTGTCGGCGCCGTTACCGCCGGCGATGCTGTCTATGCCGTGGTCGGTACGGACGTGGCGCCGAGCGCCAACCCGGGCGTCGCCAACAATGCGGCGGGGACTGGCGCAACCACCGGCGTGCAGATCCCCGGCGCCAAGTTCATCGAAACCACGTCGGGGGCTGGCCTGGCCGCCGTTTCCCTGGTCATTGGAGGTTAACCAAAATGGCAAAAAAGACAATCACCCTCGACCGGGACTTCTTGCATCTGGGCCTGTCCGCCGGTCAAACCATCGTGTTTGACGACGCGATTCGCACTACTGACGATGGTCTGGGGTTCTACATATCGCAGTTGGCGTACGTCGAGCCGCGGATCTATGCGACCAAGTACCACAACATCAACTTCCAAGAGCTGATTCCGGTCGATTCGTCCGTTCCTGAGTGGGCGGACAGCGTGCCGTATATGAGCTACGACGCGGTGACGCTGGGCAAGTTCATCGGCGCCAATGCAGATGACCTGCCGAACGTCGCCATGAAGGCGAAGAAGGACAGTGTCCCGGTCGGCTACGCTGGCAACTCGTTCGAATACAGCCTTGACGAGCTGCGCAAATCCCAGCAGCTGCGTATGCCGATCGATATCACGCTGGCCACCGCGGCCCGGCGTGGCGCCGAAGAGCACATGCAGCGTGTGGCCTACTTCGGGGACGCGGACCGCAATATGTACGGTCTGTTCAATCACCCGAACGTGACCTCGGACGCCACCAGTACCCTGAACTGGAAGGCTGCTGGTACCACCGGCAAGATGATCCTGGACGAAATCAACGGCATGATCGGCGACGTCTGGAATCAGTCCAAAGGCGTTCATGTACCCAACACGATGGTCATGGCTGCCAGCCGCTGGACTTTCCTGGCGACCACCATGGCGACCGAGTACGCGCCCGACAAGACGTTGCTGGAGATTCTGCAGGCTCAGAACCTGTACACGCGGATGACCGGCCAGCCGATGACCATCGTTCCGCGCTTCCAGCTCGACGGCGCCGGCGCCAGCGGCAAGGATCGAATCCTGATTTACGAAAAGAACGCTGAGAACTTGGTGATGTACATACCCATGTTCTGGCGTCCGACCGCGCCTCAGCCGCGCAACCTGAAGATCAAGGTTCCGGCTGAGTACAAGGTGTCGGGGACGGAATTCCGCTATCCGATGAGCGCCGAGTACTTCGACCTGGCTGCAATGAGCTGATAGGGCGGTGGGGGCTGAGGCCCCCGCCATCCTGGGAAAAGGGTAACGACATGAAAGTGAAAAACACCTCCAAGCGCGTCATCAAGCTGCTCAACGGCAAGGACAAGGTGACGCTTCTTCCGGGCACGGAGGAGACCTATGAAGTCACCGATTGCGCAGACGTCCAATTCCTGATCGATGCGGGCGACCTGACCGAGGCTGCGCCGCGCCGTGGGCGTCCGCCCAGCAAACCCGAGGACGGAAAGACCCCCCAGGCCAGTGAAACGAAAGAGTCGTAAATGAACATCACGCCAGCCATCGTCACCGACTTCCGCGGCTACTTTGCGGGGCAATTCTCGGATGTAGACGTGTGGCCAGACCACATCATCGAGGAGGTTCTATGCGAGGCTGACGCCGAGACCGGTGGCTCTGGCTGGGGTGCGTTCGCGCTTGACTGCAACAGTTTCAAACGTCGCGGCATGTACTTGTTCGCCGCCCACTGGCTGACCTTCTTCTACGGCAACAACCCGGCAAACGGCGTCGGAGGTATAGCCCGTCTGAATACTCAGTCCAAGTCGGTCGGCGATGAATCCATCGCATATCGCGTCGCCTCGATGATGGACGCCGGCAATGATGCCTTGACCTACACCGTCTACGGCCAGCAATTCTATCGGCTGCGCCGACGAGCGGGCATGGGCGCGCGGGTGATCTGATGGGCATGAAGATTATCGGACTTGAGGCCACCAGACGGGCACTCAAGAAAGAGATCGACAAGCTGCGGACTTCGCATTACGCCCTTGTAGGTATCCATGAAGCCGCTGGCATTGAGCCGGAAAGTGAATTGACCGTGGCAACGCTTGGCGCCATCCAGCACTTTGGAAACAAGCATATCCCTGCGCGGCCATGGCTGGACAAGGGGGCAGAGTCAGGCGTCAAGGAGTATCTGGACACGATCCGTGAAGGCGTGGTGTATGGCCTTGATTCAAAGCAGATCATGGCCCGCGTTGGCGTTGAGGCGGAAGGGGCGATCAAGCAGTACATCACAGACCTGGACACGCCACCCAACAAGCCTTCAACGATCAGAAAGAAGGGCTCCAGCAACCCACTGATCGACACCGGGAACATGCGCGAATCCGTCACCTCTACGGTGGTGAGAAAGAAACCTAAGGAGGGCTTGGAATGAGCGGGCCTTTGGACATGGGTGGCCACATCGATGATGTGTTTGCTTCTCCACCGGTGGAAGTCAAGGCGTTCACCCAAGGTGATTATGACGATGAGGGAATTTGGGTTCCCGGGGCGCCGATCAACGAAGCCTATACGGCCACCGTTCAGCCGTTGAATGACCGCGAGGCGGACAACCTCATGCGAGCTGGGATCCGGATCCTGGACCCGAGAAAGGTCTACATCAACTCGGGCGATCTGGACAAGCTCAAGCTGACTTTCGACATGGAGTTCCTTGGTCAGCGGTGGAAGATCATCAAGTCTGATATCCGGCCGTGGAGGACCTACGCGAAGGTCATTGTGAGCCGATATGACGAGCAGCCATGACAGACATCGATATCTACAAGCTATTGCGTCCGGCTGTCATGACGGCCTCGGGCGTTCCGATGGTCATCATGGCAGCGCAGAACGCGCCAGCTCCAGAGGGGAGCTATGCCTCTATCCATGTTCGCACTGGCGCCAAGGATCGTGGAATGGCGTTCAAGGAGCGTCGGTTACTCCCGGACAACGAAACCTTTGAGCATACGATCCGCAGCCAGCCGGAAGTGACCTGTGTGGTGGAGTTCTATCGGCTTGGAGCAAAGAGCTACGCCGCCAACATTCAACAGATCGACAAACGCGACGACATTTACTGGACACTTTTCAAGGCCGGGCTGTGCATCATGAGCACCGGCCCGCTGCTGGACCTGACTGCGCTGCAGGCGGACAACCATGAAGAGCGAGCCCAGGTCAGCATCTATCTGCGCATGCAGGTTTCCAACACGTACAACGTCAATCGCATCATGGAAGTGAGCGGGACCGTTCAGAACGAAGGCGGTACCGAGCTGCAATCCGCGACCGTCAAGGCATAACCCCACTTATTGAGGCCAAACTATGAGCTACCCGGCAGACCGTGTTATCCAGGTCAACGCCCGAATCAGCCCGGCGGGGCTTGGATTCGCTAACTTCGCATCCGCCACGATCTTCGCCGACTCGGCGGACGTGACTGCGGGGACGCATCCCGTTGATACGCGGAAAACCTACTTCGATATTCAAGAGGTCGCCGCGGACTTCCCCGATACCACGGAGACGTACAAGGCTGCTGCTGCGTGGTTGGGTGGGACCCCCAAGATGCGCCAGGTCACCATCTGGATGACCGATGCGACGGACGCAACGATCACCGCCACGCTGAACAAGGCGCGTGACGCGTTCTGGTGGTACTGGACGATCTTCACCGCAGACGTGCTGGCGACGCCGGCCAGCGTGAAGACTATCGCCGCATGGTGTGAAGACAACGCCAGTATGCTGATCAACAGCCAGACTGATACTGCGGCTGCGGATATCCGCAACCAGTCCAAGACGGACGATATCGCCAGCGAGTTGACCGTCTTGGGCTATCGGCACGTCTACACCGCCGCTCACGCCAGCAGCGCGCACTCCGGCTCTTACCTGGCCAAGCATTTCGCCGCTGTGAACTACAGCGCAGACCGTTCGACCATAACCGGGGAGTTCAAGAAATCCCCTGGCGTGGCCGCCGAGGACCTCAAGGGATCTGAGATCGCGGCGATGGAGGCTAAGAATGCGGCGTTCTACAGCATTGTGGAGCTGCAGGGCTCGCAGGATGTCGGTCGCTGGCTGAACACGAAGACGCATTCGACGTACGACGAGTACATCGATGACGTCGTGAACCTCGACGCCTTCATCAACACGCTGACGGTCCGCCTGTACAACGCGCTGGCCAACGTGACAACCAAGCTCGAGCAGACCCCCCGTGGTCAGGCGGTACTGCTCGCCACTGCGCGCCAGGTCGGCGAGCAGTACATCGCGAACAGCTACCTGGGTCCGCGTAACTATGTGGACCCCGACGATGGTGTCGAGAAGTACACGATTGGCTTCGAGATCCTCACCAAGCCGGAGGACATCCTGGATCTTACGCCCGAGGACAGAAGCGCTCGTTTGGCAGCGCCGATTCGCATGCGGCTGTTCCGGGCGGGCGCCATCCACAAGGCCATCGTAGACCTCGATATTTACTAATCTGGAGACCTGGCAATGGCACTCGTCAATATCACTACTGAGAATACCGTCGTCACGGTCAACGGTCGCGAGATTACGGACTGGGGCGAAGCTGAGAGCCCCGTTACTGAAGAGCCGATCGACGCAAAGACCACGATCCGCCGCGGCATGGGCGGAAATGCGGCGCGGCTCGATCGGATCAACCCTGGCCGTCGGGTCACCCTGAGCCTAAACCCGGGCGGCGCAGACTCGGCCTTCATGCAAGGCCTGTTCAACTCGAACGCGAATATTACGTATACGCGGACGGTCATCGGAACCCTGGAAAACTCTGTCGGCTCCGAGGGCGCCATCGTCAATGATGGTGCGGTGAACCGGGCCGGGGCCGCCTCGATTTCGGATGACGTATTCATCATGGAATTCAACGCCTTCACTGGCCTGAAGGGGGGCTAATGGGCGAGACGGTCAAATCCTTCACGCTCAAGGGCGGGTCGTATAACGTGGCCCGCGCCTCGGCGGTGGCGCAGGATGAGCTGTTGAGCATCCTGACTCAGGCGCTGATCCAGCGGTTGAGCGCCGGCGAGCCTGGCAAGCCCGTTGAGGAAGACGTGATTTTCTTCATGTTCTTGTCCATGCCCCACCAGGTCAAACTGAAGATCGACGATCTGATGTTGGACAGGGTTTTCAAGAAGGGGACGCAACAGCAGGTAACGCTGGCAGACGCGGACGCCATGGACTGGAACCGGCTGCGAGCCAAGGCGCTGATCTGGAACCTTGCAGGTTTTTTTACCTTCTGGGCAGACGCAAGCGCAAGAGACGCGGCCAGCCAAGCCCAGGCCCCGTCAATTGGTACCTGATGCGTCCATGCGTGGGCGTCAACGGTATCTGCCCCCCGTTGTGCACATGGGCGCAACTG